ATTAGATGGAGATAATAAAGTAGAATCAGTTCATTCACTCCATGATAATGAATGCCCTACAGAAGAGGTTGGAATAAATTTTTTAAAAAACCTTCATAAGACAGGAGATGTTTGGAAACAAACGTTTCAAGATGGAACAAGAAAAAATTATGCTGGAATAGGTCATACTTATGACGAAACTAGAGATGCCTTTATTCCCGTAAAAGAGTTTGATAGTTGGACTTTAAATGAAACTACCTGCCAATGGGAAGCACCTACACCTAAACCTGCAGGACCCTATAAGTGGGATGAAGATACCCAAGCCTGGGTCTCTTATTAATTATTCCTTTTTCTAAAATTTATTTAAGTAAGCTTTAATAGGTTGAACAATCTATTAATTAAAGGTATATTTAGTTAGAAAGTTATGAAACAATTATTTTTTCTTGCTGGACTACCACGAAGTGGTTCCACTTTATTAGGCGCTTTATTAAATCAAAATCCAAATCTTTATGTGTCTCATACCTCTTCTTTTGTAGAAATTCTATGGCGTGATTATTCCATATGGAATGAGGAACGTTATGCTGAGGATTTTCTGGGGACCAAAATGAAAAATATGAAGATTCCTTTTCTTCAAAAGGTCTCTCAAAATTATTTTTCAGAACTCACCGATAAACCTATTGTTCTTGATAAAAGAAGAGCGTGGCAAGCATTACAGAACATTAAAATGTATAGGGAAATCTTTGGCAAAAATCCTAAAATTATTTGTTGTGTTCGTAAGATAGAAGAAATTATAGCATCTTATAAATCGCTACATTTAAAAAATAAAAAGGAGTGGCATCCATCATTCTTACAAGGGAATGTCTTTGAGACCTCTTTTATTCATTTAAAACGAACGTGGAGTTCTGAATTTAAAACGTGTTTATTACTTATTGAATATAAGGATTTGGTTGAAAAGACTCAGGCTACCCTCGACAGAATTTATGAGTTTATTAACCAACCTTCTTTTTCCCATAATTTAAATAACATTAGGTCTAAGGATCCTTTGAAAGAAGCGGAAAAGCTCTATAGTTTAAAAGGCATGTTTAAATTGCCTTCTCGCATTAAAAAAAGTACAACTAGTATAAAGATATTAACGGATGAAGAATATAATTCTTATTCCTTAAAAAATTTTTGGAAAGACAATGACACGAGTTCTTACTCAGCATAAATTCTATCGCTTTGGTCCTTATCTTGCTGAAATGGCGGTTGAGCCTGATTACTGTGCAAGATTATTAGAGACAGGAAAAAAATTAAAAAAATCCCATAAAGAACATCTAGTGGGTCAAATTGATCATGAATATACTTATGATTTTAAAAAAGATCCTTGGATCGTTGAGAGATTTCAAGTTTATATTAATACCTGGATAGAGGGTTGGAAAAAATTTTCTCTAAAACCTGACTTTAATCCCAAGTCTGAGTTATTTAATATGTGGATTAATCGAATGAAAGCGAAGGAATATAATCCTCCCCATATTCATACGAATTGTTCATTATCTTTTGTTCTTTGGTTAGAGGTTCCTCCTGCCATCCTGAAGGAAAAGAATCTAACATCGGCTCCGAACCCAGGCACGACGACTTTTGTCTATGGAGAGGATCGATGGAATATTGTTAGTGAGCAAACTATTGTCCCTAAAGTTAATACAATGGTCATGTTTCCAGCCCATTTAAGACATTCAGTGATGCATTTTAATTCAAAGGTTATTCGTACCTCCGTGGCGGGAAATATTAAATTTACATAATAACGCCGATATAGTATAGATAAAGGAGAACGAGTTTTTCTATGCTACAAAAAATAGGCTTTTTACCAGGATTTAACAAACAAGTCACCCCGACCGGTGGAGAATTCCAATGGCAGGGAGGGGCTAATGTTCGCTTTCGTTATGGAACTCCCGAGAAAATAGGAGGATGGGAACAGCTTGGAGATGATGCTTTAATAGGAGCTGCACGAGCTCAACACCACCTTATTAATAATGCGGGAACCAAATACTCCATCATTGGAACCAACCGAATTTTATATGCATATAGTGGAGGAGTCTTTTACGATATCCATCCCATTAAATCTACCACTACTGAAACGAATGCTTTCACAACCACTAATGGATCGACCGAAGTAACAGTTACCACTTCTACCAATTTAGGATTAGAGCCCGGTGACATTCTATTATTTGATAATTTTACAGCGATCACAAATTCTAATTATGTAGCTGCTGATTTTGATGATAAAAAATTTATGGTTACGACCGTCCCAACCAGTACAACTTTTACCATTACCATGACGGCTGCTGAAGGCGGCTCAGGAGCTACTACATCTGGAGGAATAAGAATTCAAGTATATTATCCTGTGGGTCCGGTTCAACAAGCCGCGGGTCATGGATTTGGAACAGGACAATGGGGCGGCTCAGTTTCTATTGCAGCTACGTCAACTTTATCTACAACCCTACCGGATGATTCAACGACAACAATTGTGGTTGCTGACTCGACTCAATTTGAAACAGATGTTAGTGTGTCCTCACCTGGATATGTTTTAATAGGAACTGAAGAAATTAGCTACACAGCCAATAATACCGGCACTGGAACTTTAAGCGGGGGAGCGAGAGCTCAACGAGGAACCACGCGAGCTGAGCATACCGCAGGCGTGACCGTTAAAGATACCACCGATTATTTTGGATGGGGCAAAGCGTCCGGCGCTGACTTCACCATTGATCCGGGGTTATGGGTCATTGACAGTTTTGGTCAAACCGTGATTGCCATGATTTATAATGGGCGAGCGTTTGAATGGGATGCTTCGTTGACCGCGGCCACTGCAACACGAGCCACGGCCATCACAGGAACACAAGTTCCGACAACCTCGCGTCATATGATTGTATCCACACCGGATCGTCATATCGTTTTTTTAGGAACAGAAACCACGCTTCAAGATACATCAACCCAAGATCCAATGTTTATTCGTTTTGGAACTCAAGAATCTTTAACCGAGTATACGCCGAGTGCCATCAATACCGCTGGCACACAAAGACTGACTGACGGATCACGGATCATGAGCGCCATCCGAGGTAGGGATGCAATGTATATTTGGACTGACACCGCGCTTTATCTGATGAGATATGTGGGTCAACCCTTTACATTTGCTTTTGAACAAGTGGGAACCAACTGCGGATTGATCGGGAAGAACGCTGCAATCGAAGTGGATGGAGCGGCCTACTGGATGTCCGAAAATGGTTTCTTTCGATACACCGGTAAACTAGAATCTATGCAATGTTTAGTTGAAGATTATGTTTATGATGATTTAAATACCCGACCAAGAGATTTAATTTTTTGTGGTTTGAATAATTTGTTTGGAGAAATTATGTGGTTTTATCCGACCGCTTCTTCCGAAGCTGTCAATCGAATGGTTTCTTACAATTATTTAGATTCAACATCTCAAAGACCTATTTGGGTGACTAATGATAATACCGATTTTGCCAGAACAACCTGGGCTGATTCCTCAGTCTTTGGAAAACCTTATGGCACCGCCTATGATCCTGATACGGATGTTCCTTCAACTGCTGATACTTTTGTTGTAGGCAATACGGAAGGGTCTACAACTTATTATCAACATGAAACAGGAACCGATCAAGTAACGGCTGCTGGAGCCACTACCAATGTTCTAGGCAGTATTGAGTCAGGAGATTTTGATATTACTCAGGATAAACAAAAAGGGATCACCTTCAGGGGAGATGGTGAATTTTTGATGTCGATTCGTCGATTTATACCAGATTTCTTGGCACAAACAGGAGATACGCAAGTTACTTTAAATTTAAAAAATTATCCTACGGATAGTTATATAAGTTCTTCATTAGGACCCTTTACAATTACGACGTCAACGAGTAAACAGGACTGTAGAGATAGAGCTAGAGCAGTTCAATTAAAAGTAGCTAACACAGGAGCTTCAGAAGCATGGAAAATGGGAACCTTTAGATTAGATACACAAGCGGATGGAAGAAGATAATGGG